GTGCGAGACGTGCAAAACAACCTAAACAACAATCTTTCAACTGGGCTGGCTTGGGAAATTCTATTGTGTCTATGCTCCCAACAATACTTTCAGGAGCAAAAGGACTCTTTGAGCTCATCGAGGGCTTCGGTGATTACCAAATTTCGCAAAACACTTTAATGGGAACTAAAGGTTCTGATTTAGGTACATCGCCTGGAGTTTTCGGACATGCTAACGGTTCTATAACTGTTACTCATCGAGAGTTTATTGGAGATTTACAAACACCTTCTACTGGTACGTTCAATTTAGCTACTATTATTAACAACAATACTTCAAACGGAACTACTAGACAGAGAATCAATCCATTAAACGCAGTATTATTTCCATTCTTGGCTTCAATTGCTGCAAACTATGAAATATGGAGACCTGAAGGAATCATTTTTGAGAAGAAGGCGTCAACTTCCGTGGCAATTTCTTCCACCACCAACATTCAAATGGGAATATCAAGCATGTCTACTCAGTATAATGCACAGGATCCACCTTTCGTTTCAAAACAAGATATGAGTCAATATCAGTGGACAACTAGTAAGAAAATTACTGAAGACTTTATACACCCAGTTGAATGTGATCCCAAGCTAGGTGTAACTGGCAATGGAAATTATTACATTTATGGAAAGCAACAATCAACAAACGTTTCGGATGACCGACTAAGTGATCTAGGTATCATAAATTATTATGATTCTGGATTTCCCCAAGCCCAAAATACTACTGGGGAATGGTGGGTTACATATCAAGTGTGGTTAGGAAAACCGCGCAAACCCGGACGTTCTGCTTGGGCTGACCACTATCAATTAGGAGCTACAGCTACTACTTCTGCTTATTTTGGAGCAGTCATTCCATCACCCAGCACATCATCTAACCTTGGAACTGGATTAACTAATACCACAATTACTTTTCCATCGTGGTTTCAGGGCAATGTACAAATTATTCTTGTATGGTACGGAGATTCTACAGCTTGCGTTCGGCCAACTTTTACTGGTACGAACGGGGTTTCA